ATTTCTCCAGAGAGAGTATCAAATGGTGATACAATTATTGGTGCGACTTCTACAGAAATTGGTTACATTACCGCCTATCGTGATGCCCTTTCAAGCACATCATACGCAGTTATGGATTCTGGTGCTAAGTATCAATATGATCGCTACAATGACAAATATCGTTATGTGCCATTAAATGGTGATGTGGATGGTTTATGTGCTCGCACTGACTACACTAATGATCCATGGTTCTCTCCAGGTGGTCTAAATCGTGGTCAAATTAAGAATGTGGTTCGTTTGGCAGTTAATCCAACTAAGACACAGCGTGACACTCTTTACAAGAAAGGTGTTAACCCTGTTGTTACATTCCCAGGAGAAGGAACTGTTCTCTTTGGTGATAAGACTCTGTTGGCTAAACCATCTGCTTTCGATCGTATCAATGTTCGTCGCCTATTCATCGTTATGGAAAAAGCGATTGCAACTGCTGCTAAGTTCCAGTTATTCGAATTTAATGATTCGTTCACTCGTGCACAGTTTAAGAACTTGGTAGAGCCATTCCTCCGTGATGTACAAGGTCGTCGTGGTATTACTGATTTCGTTGTTAAGTGCGATGAGTCTAACAACACAGGTGAAGTTATCGATCGCAATGAGTTTATTGCAGATATCTTCGTTAAGCCAAATCGTTCTATCAACTTTATTACTCTCAACTTCGTTGCTGCTCGCTCTGCGATTAACTTCAGCGAAATTGGTGCTTAATAACAGATAAATAAAGATAAGAACAAGGAGAATTAAATGGCAAATATTGCTGATTTTAAAGCGCAAATGATTGGTGGCGGTGCTCGCCCGAATCAGTTCCGTGTTGAATTATCTTTCCCATCTTATGTTACATTGGGTGTGGTAGCAGGACAGCGTGCACAGTTTTTGTGTAAAGCTGCTCAGTTACCTGCTTCCACAATCGAGACACTTCCTGTTCTCTATCGTGGTCGCCCAGTGAACTTTGCTGGTGAAAGAACTTTCCAACCATGGACAGTAACAATTTACAACGATACAACTTTTGGTATCCGTAATGCACTAGAGCAGTGGCAATCTGGTATTCAGAATTATAATACTACCAATGGTCGTATTAATCCAACTGACTATCAAGTTGACTTGAATGTTCATCAACTAGATCGCAACGGAGCAATTATCAAGAGTTATAAATTTGTAGATGCATTCCCAACTGCTATCTCAGCTGTTGGCTTAGATTACGAGCAACAAAATGCAATTGAACAGTTTGATGTAGAGTTTACATATAACTTCTTTACTTCAAACACTGGGGCAGCTGCTGGATTTGGTGTCAATGTTTCTATCGACACTCCAGTTGGTTCGTTCCCTCTTTAATAATTAACTGAAGGTTTTTACATTATGCAACTATTTGGCTTTGAGATAAAGCGTAAACAAGGACAGGAACTACCGAGCGTAGTTCCTCCTAGTCCAATTGAGACAGGATCAACTGTAGTAAACACTGGTGTTAATGCTGGTGGGTACTACGGTATGGTCATGGATCTTGAGGGCACAATTAAGAATGAAAATGATTTAATTCGTCGTTATCGTGAGGTTTCTCAGTATAGCGATTGTGATGGTGCGATTGAAGATATCGTAAATGAAGCAATCGTGGCAGACGAGAATAGAAGATCTGTTGAGTTAGAACTAGATGAACTAAAAGTTTCTGCTTCAATCAAGACAAAGATTAAAGAAGAATTTGATAATGTACTCCGTATATTAAAGTTTGACGAAAGAGCACATGAAATTTTCCGTACATGGTACATCGATGGAAGATTATATTATCAAATTCTTATAGACGAAAATAATATTAAACAAGGTATCGTTGAACTTCGTTACATCGATCCTCGTAAAATTCGTCGCATTAAGAATATTAAAAAAGAAAGAAACAAACAAGGTGTTGATGTTGTAAAAGAAATAGAAGAATATTATCTTTACAACGACAAAGGAATTACAGAGCAAACAACACAAGGTGTTAAGTTGGCTCTTGATTCAGTGGTCTATGCTCCATCAGGATATGTAGATCAAAATACTGGAATGATGATGTCTTATCTACATAAGGCAATTAAACCAGTAAATCAATTAAAGATGATTGAAGATTCTTTAGTCATCTATCGTATCAGCCGTGCACCTGAACGAAGAATTTTTTACATTGATGTTGGTAATTTGCCAAAGTTGAAAGCAGAGCAGTATGTAACGGACATTATGAATAAGTTCCGTAACAAGATTGTTTATGATGCAACTACTGGTGAAACTCGTGACGATCGTCGTCACTTGTCAATGATGGAAGACTTCTGGATGCCTCGTCGTGAGGGTGGTAAAGGCACAGAGATTACTACTCTTCCAGGTGGACAAAATCTGGGTGAGATTCAGGACATCGAATACTTCCAACAAAAACTTTATCATGCACTGAATGTGCCAATTAGTCGTCTACAACCACAACAAGGTTTTAGTATTGGTCGTTCACAAGAGATTTCTCGTGATGAAGTTAAGTTTAATAAGTTTATTGTTAGACTTCGTAAGAAATTTAGCGTAATGTTCTCTAATGCACTAAGAGTACAATTAATCGCAAAAGGTATTATTCGTGCAGATGAGTGGGAAGATATTCGTCCGTTCTTGAAGTATGATTATCTAGAAGACAATCACTTCTCTGAACTAAAAGATTCTGAAATTTTAATGCAAAGAATTCAAAGTCTGCAAGCATTGGATCCATATGTTGGCAAATATTATAGCCAAACTTGGGTTCGTAAAAATATCCTTCGTTTAGATGAAGATGATATTGAGCAGATTGAAAAAGAAATCGCTGATGAACAAGAACTTCAACTTGGTCAGGCAGAAAAAGCAGGAATGTTAGATGGTGCGCAACAAGCTGCAACACAAAATTATATGATGCAGAATACTGAGCAACCTGAAGAGCAAGAACAACAGCCACAGGAAGAACAGCAAGCACCAGAAGAAGAACAACCAGTACAGACAGCTAAAGTTAAACAGTTGAAAACTGGCACTTGGCCAAATTAATAGGAGAATATTATGAATGAAACAGTACAGAATTTAGTAGATGCGATTGCTTCTGGCGATGCTTTAGGAACACAAAATGCTTTTGCAGCTGCAATGGCAGAAAAATTATCTACAAGATTAGATACTATGCGTGCAGAAGTTGCACAAAGCATGTTTGCTGGACAGGAAACTCAAGAAGAAGTTGCTGAAGAAACTCCTGTTGAATCAGAACAACAAGTTGGCTAATGAATTATACTGAGTTTGCCAAATCTATTAAAAGATCTAATGTTGTTGAAAGCATTAGATCTTATCTTCAGTTAATTGAAAAAACTGAGGATGGTAAGATTTTAATAAATGGTATTGAGACAGAGTTTACAGAGTTAGAAGAAGCAAGAGAATATATTAAACAAGACTACATTTCGCATCAATTAGAAGAAGAAGTATCAAAAGAACTATACGAAGAATTATCTGAACATACCGTAGCGAATATTATTAAAGAATATCACGATGTTAAAGTTACAGATACGCTAATCGAAACATACTTACAACTTGCTTCTTCTCATATGTTTAGTGTAGACCCAGTTGTTCATGAAATTAGAAAATTAAATAAACTTGATAGACTTGTTGAGAATAAATTGCATTATGTTCTTGAAGATGAATCAATTGTAGCAATTGATGTTCGAACTCAAGAGCACCTAAATAATTTATTACAAAATCAAACAGAGATTATCGAGTATATGAGAGAGTCAAAAGAAAACTTCTTTCATGTGCTTGAACAAATAGAGGAATAAAGATGGCAGTCACCAAGACAGTTCTTAAAAATACAAATAACGAGACAATCGTTAAGATTGCTGGTACTGCAGCATCATCAACGATCACTTTAAACAGCGATTGTTTAGCATCAACTCAATCGTTATCTGGTGGAACTCAAACAGTTAATATTGTAGGGTTTCAATTTACTGGTCTACCTTCTTCAACAATTACTATTGCAAGAAATTCTGTTAACATAACTACAGTTTCAGCAGAAGGACACGATGATGTTGAGTTTGCTGCAGGTATGGGATTTGCTGATACGATTCAAAACACAAGCGACATCGTTGTTACAATTGCTGGCGCAGAAGCACAATTATATCTAACACTACGCAAAATTGGTGGTTATGCCTCTAAGGTTGAGACTGCTGTTTATGGTGCGTATGACGATCAAACTGCAGTAGGGAGTTAATTAAATGAGACTCATTAGAGAAGTTACAGAATCCGTTAATCTAGTTACTGAAAATAAACTAGGTAAAGGTAAAGAGTATTTTATTGAAGGTGTATTCCTTCAATCAGAATTAAAAAATCGTAACGGACGCATGTATCCAGAATCAGTTATGGATAAAGAAGTTGCTCGTTACATGCAAGAACAAGTTGAAAATAATCGTGCTTATGGTGAACTAGGTCATCCAGATAATCCACAGATTAATCTAGATCGTGTTTCACACCTAATCGTTTCTCTTAGAAAAGAAGGCACTAATTATATTGGCAAAGCAAAGATTCTTGAAACCCCAATGGGTCAAATCGCTCGTGGTCTTTTAGATGGCGGTGCTAACCTTGGAGTTTCTAGTCGAGCACTTGGATCCCTCAAAGTAAATGAGGATGGTATTCAAGTTGTTCAAGACGATTTCATGCTGTCCACTGCAGCCGACATCGTTGCCGACCCTTCTGCTCCTGACGCTTATGTTAGAGGCATTATGGAGAATAAAGAGTGGGTATTCGTTGATGGAAAGTTTGTGGAAAAACATATTGAAGAAGTTAAAGCTATTATTAGAAAAACTTCTTCTCGTAATTTAGAGGAAGCAAAGATAGTCGCTTTCCAAAAGTTTCTGAGTAAAATCAGATAAATAATAAATAATATAACAGAACTATCCAGTTACAGGAGAAAACGATGTCAATCGAACAAAAAATTGCTGAAATCTTAGCAGAATCTAAAAAGGCAAAACTTGCTGAGCAAGTAGCTGACGAGGTTGTGGAAGAGATCACTGAAGAAGAAGTTAAACCTGCTGCAGAAAATCCAAATCCAGACAATGCTAAAAACAATGTCGAAGATGAGAAAGAAGCAGAAGGTGGTACTTCTAAGAAAGAAAACGCAGCAACCAAAGGTGCGGTTGCAGCTGAGCCTAGCCACCTAAAAGGTGTCAAGGAAGATATTGATGCACTTATGAATGGTGAAGAACTTTCTGAAGAGTTCAAAGCGAAAGCAACTACCATTTATGAAGCTGCAGTTATGAATCGTGTTAAACAAGAAGTAGCACGATTAGAAGAAGAATTCGAAAGCAAACTTGCTGAGCAAGTTGCAAAGAATGTAGAGGGTCTTGTTGAACAAGTTGATGGATATCTCGGCTATGTAGCTGAGCAGTGGATGAAAGATAATGAAATTGCCCTAGAGCGTGGAATGAAGTCTGAAATTCTTGAGAGTTTCGTGGCTGGTATGAAGAACCTATTCGAAGAGCACTACATCGATGTTCCTGAAGAGCGTTTCGATGTGCTTGGCGAAATGGAAAACAAGATTGAAGAACTTGAAGCAAAACTTAATGAACAGATGGCAACTAACATCGAGATGTCTAAGACTATCGCTGAACAGAAGCGTGCTGAAATCGTTAAGTCAATCAGTGAAGGTCTAACTGACACTGAAGTAGAAAAGTTTACTGGTCTTGTTGAAGAGTTGTCATACGAAGATGCACAATCTTTTGAGACTAAAGTAAAGACTATCCGTGAAAATTATTTCACAACAAAGGCAACTGCTGATGTTAAATCAGTTGTTACTGATGCTCCAGTAGAAACATTGACAGAAGAGAACAAGCCAAAACTTGATCCAACTATGTCTGCGTATCTATCAGCACTCAACAAAAATAAATAAAGGAAAATAAAATGACTATCAATCGTCAAGATCTAGTTAAAAAGTGGGCTCCAATTCTGGAATCAGAATCTGCATCCCCAATCAAAAATAACTACATTAAAGAAGTTACTGCAGTTCTATTAGAGAACCAAGAGCGTGAGTTGCGTCGTGGTCACGAAGCAATGGGCGAGTTAAACGAAGCAGCACCAGCTAACGCTGTTGGCTCTTATGCTGATACTGGCGGTTTCGCTAAGTTTGATCCAGTTCTAATCTCTTTGGTTCGTCGTGCAATGCCACAACTTATCGCTTATGATGTTGCTGGTGTTCAACCAATGACTCAACCAACTGGCTTGATTTTCGCAATGAAATCACGCTACAGCACTCAAGGTGGTACTGAGGCTCTATTCAACGAAGCAGATACTGACTTCGCTGGTACTGGCACTCACTCTGGTGTTTATGACTTCGGTGGTTCTGAAACTACTGGTACTGGTCTAGCAACATCTGCAGCAGAGCGTCTTGGTCAAGGTGGCACTGGTGATGGCTCTTTCGGTGCAATGGCTTTCTCTATCGAGAAGACTTCTGTAACTGCTAAGACTCGTGCTTTGAAAGCTGAGTACTCAATCGAACTAGCACAAGATATGAAATCTGTTCATGGTCTTGATGCTGAAGGCGAATTGAGCAACATCCTTTCAACAGAAATTCTTGCTGAAATCAATCGTGAAGTTATCCGTACAATCTACAAGACTGCTAAGGCAGGTGCTGCAGTTGGTACTACTACTGCTGGTACTTTCGACTTAGACACTGACTCAAATGGTCGTTGGTCTGTTGAGAAGTTCAAAGGTTTAATGTTCCAAATCGAGCGTGAAGCCAATGCAATCGGTCAACAAACTCGTCGTGGTCGTGGTAACTTCATCATCACTTCTGCAGATGTTGCATCTGCATTAGCGATGGCTGGTGTTCTTGACTACACTCCAGCACTACAAGGTAACAGTGCATTGAACATCGATGACACTTCTACTACTTTCGCTGGTGTTCTAAACGGCAAGTACAAAGTATATGTTGATCCATACACTGCCAATGTGTCCGCAACTCAGTTCTTCGTAGTTGGTTACAAGGGTACTTCAGCATTCGATGCTGGCTTGTTCTATTGCCCATATGTTCCACTACAAATGGTTCGTGCTGTTGATCCAAACAGCTTCCAACCAAAGATCGGCTTCAAGACTCGTTATGGTCTAGTTGCTAACCCATTCGTTGACCTAGATGACGCATCTGGTTCAACTGGCGATCTAACTGCGAACGCAAACTACTACTACCGTCGTGTTAAAGTAACTAACTTGATGTAATCCATCGAGTTGGCACTAAGCCGACATAGAAGCGGTACTTTAGAGGGATCTTCGGATCCCTCTTTTTTATTCCTAAATAATAGTATGACACTTATTCTGAAGAGACAAAATGGCTAGTACAATTTCATGTCCTGTTCCAACTAATATAAATCCACTATCACCTAATGGATTCATGTTTGGTATTCACAAACTACCAAGTATTTCGTTTTTCTGTCAGTCCGTAAATCTTCCTGGACTATCTCTTGGTGCACCAGAGTTTGGTAACCCATTTAATGTTGCTCCAATTCCTGGTGAAACATTGACATATGACCAACTAACTGTTCAGTTTCTAGTTGATGAAAATATGGCGAACTATCAAGCAATCTACAATTGGATTGTCGCTCTTGGTTTTCCAGAATCATATGATCAGTATATAACATTCACAGGTAATGACACAAATAATTATAGCGAGTTAGCAAAAAATTATTCTGATGCTACATTACAAATCTTAACAGGCAACAACAATGTTGCTAAGTCAGTGCAGTTTGTTGATTTGTTTCCTATTGGTATTGATTCTTTGCAATTTGCAGGAACAAATAATGATGTCCAATATCTGATTGGAAATGCAACTTTCCGATACGGATTCTACAAATTCTTGTAAGACAAATTTGCTTTTTTGTAATAACTGCGGTATAATAGCAGTTATATAAATGTGAGGTTATTATGAATATTGAACAATTGCAAGAAGAGTGGGACAAAGACTGCGAGATTGATGATAATTATCTCGGTGAAAATTCCACAGCAACTCCCAAACTACATGCCAAGTATGTAAAGATACTTGTGCAGGTTAAACTCAAGCACACCAAACTCTCATCAGATTACAATCTAACTCGTAAGAATAAATTCCGCTACTATCGTGGCGAACTTTCTCGTGATGAGTTACAAGATCTACAGTGGGATCAATGGCAAGGTGTCAAACCAATCAAGAATGAAATGGATGAATTTCTAAAAGGCGATGCAGAACTCAACGCTATGGAAATCAAAATCAAATATCTTGAGACGATGATTTATTTTCTTGAATCAGTTCTTCAACAAATTAAAGCCAGAGACTGGCAGATTAAAACTGCAGTTGAATGGAAGAAATTCTTGGCAGGA